TTAAAAATTTACATAGCTACTGAAAGCATCTGTTGCTTCTTTAGTAACTTCATCAGAAACATGAGTGTAAGTATCCATAGTTATTTGTAAAGAAGAATGTCCTAAACGTTCTTGGATTATTTTAGACCTAACATTATCTGATTCGAATAATAATGTTGCGTGGGTATGCCGAAAACCATGACAACCAATAGAATGTAAGTTAGCCTTTTCTGCCAATCTTTTGGAACGTTGGTAAATGTCTTGACTTCGGAACATGGTACCATCAATTTTTGTAAAAATGAGTTGTGTTTTAAACCCACCTTTTTTCATTAAAACCTCACGCTGTCTAAGTTTCCATTTTTTTAAGATATAAGCAGTCTTGTTATCAAAAGAAATTTTACGAATAGAATTGGAAGTTTTAGGATCGTTTATAGTCAATCCATTTGTACTGATAGCAGTAGTTTTATTTATATTAACTACCTGCTTTTTTAAATCAATATCATTCCAATTCAATGCTAAAGCTTCACCAACACGTATACCAGTAAAAGAAAGTAAGCGAAAAATAGCACAGTCTAAGTCAGCATAGTATTTTAGAACTAAACTTTCTTCTTTGGCTTGATTGGCAATGCTATCAGCTGTATTTAAGAAATGTTCCAGTTCGTCTTTTGTATAGAACTTTCTTTTTGTATTCTTTTCTATTTTCTTTAGCGAACTAGGCTTAGTTATTTTCTTAAATGGGTTTGAATCTATTATTTCTAAACCAACAGCATAGTCACAAACACGAGAAGCATAACTCAAAAGTACTTTTCCCATTTCATTCTTTTTATACCATTCATTAACAGATTTTTGCACGATCTTGACTGTTAAACGCTCAAGTCGCATTTTCCCAAATGTGGGTAAAATGTGTTTTTTCATACGTCGTTCAGTAGCTATGAATGTGGATTCCCTAACTGTTTTTTTGTATTCGTCCAACCACATATAATAAACTTCTTCAAAAGTGGTTAAACGAGTATGCTCGTTAGCTAGATTTCCATTATCAAAATCTAATTTTTTTTGATTAAGCTTGAGCTGTGCTTCTTTTTTTGTATTACAGTTTCTGATAGTGACATTAATTTGTTTTCCAGTTAAATAATCTACGCCTAAATAGGCAGTTACTTTCCAGTATTTTTTCCCTTTTTTTGTATATTGTTTAAAAGTTGCCATTGCTTATCCTTTCCACTTGGGCAAGCGAATAGAAGGAATGACAAATTTCTAGCACCTCCTTATTAAATTTTAAAGCCCCTAGCATGAATCGAACACGCTTAGACTCGCCAGAGAGGGGGATTTATAGAAGAAATTATGTTATAATTGGCCTATGAAGAGGTCATCCAATTGTAAAGGGGTTTTCTGTGATGGTTATTGAATACTTAAATATTTTTGCAGTACTTATACAATCTACTGCTACAGGATATTTTACCTATTTCTTAATTAAAAGTAATGATTTGTTAGTTTTATCAAATGCACAAAAAGAAGAAAAAATAGCAGTAGTATCAATATTGTCAGCTATTAATTTAGCTGTATTTTTGTTAGCTCAAAGTATCATTTCTTACATTTTGTCGAATATGGAACCGTACATCCAACAAATTATGGCTGCAATACTATCATTTTTATTAGTATTAGTAATTGGGTTGTTCGGTTTACCTAAAGCAATTTTATCTTTTTTTTCTTGGATAAATAAACATAGAAAAAAGAAAGGTAAGCTAGAATTTACACATAGAGCAATTAGAGATACTGCGTTGGATAATTCTTCTCATCAATACATCTATGTTTTTGATTTTGCAAACAACTATATCGCTTCTGGCTATTTAAATGTTTATCAATATAATACGGATGAATACAATGAGTTACTATTGTATGCACCAAAAGAACCTGAAAAAAGACGAACTGTTGAAGCGGTTGAAATTCTATTTAAAAATAATGATATAAATATTTTGATTGACTATGAAAAAAAAGTAAAATTGTATATAGTGCCTATGGACGAGGCTGTGGACGAGTAGGTGGCGGAGGAGGTGCTCCTTTGCCACCATTTCTTTTTTCTCCATAATCGGGCATTGTTCTAGTAGTTGGCATTTTTAATAATCCTTTCTAATTTATTTAATTCGTAGTGGTTGACCAGGATAAAAAACAGAGTTGTCAATGCCTGGATTTAATGATAATAGTTGTTCTAAGGTTAAGCCATTTCTTTCAGCTACTTGTCGAGCTCCTTCACCGCTTCGTACTTTATCATATACAGGTTGTTCAGATTCAGAGCTTTGAGGTTGTTCAATTACTGAAGATGATTGAGTAGATGGCAATGGTTGTTGTGATGTAGAAATTTCCGTGTCAACAGCAGCTAATTCGGTGTACAGGTCTGTTAACTTATTTGCTTCAGCAGTATAAACATCTGTTAGTTTATTTGCCCAAGATTCATATAATGAATAGTCGTCTTTATTAGAAAGTTGTATGTTTGCCATTTCCGAAATTCCAGTATTTGAAATATCTGCTAATTTTCCTATTTTAGAGTTTAAAACCTCAGCTAATGCTGAAACATTGCCTTTTATAGGTTCTCCTTCATTTCGCAGTTCTTCAATCAATATAGGTGTAGTTGTAGTCAACTTTTGAGTATAAGTCTCTAAAATTTGGGAATAGGTAGACCCGCCTAATTCTTTTTGTGTTGCTTCATCTGTTTGTGTACTTGAATAATGTATAGTTGATGACTCACTACTTGAGCTATTAATTTTTTTAGAATCAGAAATATCTTTCTTTTCAGATGTAATTGAGGTAGAACTTGAGTTTTGCTTTGAAACCTGTTTAGTTTCGTTAGAACAAGCAGTCAGCAGTAATAATGATAAACCTAAAATAACAATTTTTTTCATTTTTAAATTAATCCTCATTTCTGTTATAATATGCTTGTCAGTAAATCTCTAAATGAGGTTTAAGTCCGTGTTCCCAGCACGGACTTTTTTATTTCAAATAAACTTCTTGTCCCATTTTTAAGTTGTAATGAGCTATAACATTTGAGTAATTGTATTGTCCTTCATATTTTTCGATTAAGCTTCTAAACATATATTGTTCTGCTTCGGATTCCATCTTAGAACGAAGAACAGGAATTTTATACAATTCCATTATATCCACATGGTCTTTTACATGCTTTAATTCGTGATATATTGCTTCTTCTTGTTCTGATGGTGTTAAATTTTGATTTACAAATATGATACCGTAGGTAGGGTCGAAACATGCGCGTTTATTCAAAGTAGTAAAAACTAACTCCACATTATATTCTTCTACCAACTCTTTGATACTTTTCATATAAGCACAACCTTTGACTTATTTCCCGAATCTACCCTTTAAATATGCACGAATAACTTCTCTGTCATGATCATCAAGTGGTTCACCGTCAAAACTCATGACGTTATCCAGTACATCATCTAAATCATCAGAATTTTTTTCATCAGTTGCTTTAGTAGTATCAGTTCTTCCCAATAGATAATCTACCGATACATTGAAGTAGTCCGCAACTTTTTGTAGGCCTTCTGAGTTTGGAGAAACTTTTTTCCACTTGCTAAAATATCCATTTGAGTAACCTAGAGTAATTTCTAATTGTCGAATAGACATTTTCTTCCTTTTTGTCAACTCTTTTATTATTTCATAAGTATTCATTGATTTGACAACCTTTCTGAATGCTTACAAAAAAAGTTTAGAAAAAAACTCTATTTAGTGTTGACAAAATAGAGTTAAAGCTCTATACTTTATCTCGTAAACAAGTTAATCAACTAAAAAGACAACGAAAAAACAATATTGATAAATAAACGCTAACCGCCAAGAAAGCTATAAATCAATGTTTTTGATGTCTTATTTAATTACGGTTTGATTATAGAATAAAACTCTATTTGTGTCAACTGAATTTAGAAAATAGTTGATTAATTTGTTTACTAATTTAGAGAAAGGAGAAAAAACATGGCAAATATTCAAGAAACACGTCAAAAAATCTTGAATCACTTTGAGAAAAATCAATGGGAGATTCCTGATGTAGCAAGTGCTTTAGGAATTACAGAACAATATCTACGTAAAATCCTAAACAATCCAGAAAAACATCTGAAACAAATGACCGATATTATTGCTTATTACAAAATCAGATAGGAGGTGTAAAAAGTGGAAGTGATTTTAACTCCAGAAAGTGAAGCTTCTCTAAGAGATTTTGTACATGGAATTATTGTTGATGAAATAGAAAAAGCACGGAGAGATACCGCAGTTGATAAGCGAGTCTTAAATCAAACAGAGATTGCAAAATATTTCAATGTATCCACAACAACAATAAGGGAATGGGAGAAGCTAGGTCTTCCACATGGATCAGTAAGTAAGCAAGGGAAGTTCTACGACAAAGAAGAGTGTCGCAGATGGCTTCTATCACAAAAAAGATAAATCTTGGGCAAGCGAAATTTAGGGAGGAAATAATATGAAAAAAATATATCACTTAAGACGTATAGCGGCATTGCTAATCGTTTTTGGCTTGGGGCTTTTAGTAGGTGGCAATGTTGGACCATTAATCCAAAACATTTATATAGCGGTTTTTATCATTTGGCTTTTAATTTATGATTTAGCGCTTGAAGATCGCGAGGTGAAGTAAATGAATGTATTCGACGTAATAGGAATAGTCGCAATTCCAGTAGCTATATTGTGTTTTCATAATTGGGTAATTAGTGAACGATTAAGTGAAGCTGAAAACCGAATAAATAGTTTAACCATTCAACAAATGAACTCACGACCAACATTTCAAGATAGTAGGACAGGAGCCGTTTTACCAACTCGACAACAAGCTATACTACCACAAATGAAAACTAAGACTAAATCGGTTTTGAATGAATATGAAACTGAAATGGTTAAAGAAGTAGTGCTAGAAAAAATCGATGTATTGAAGAATAATTTGAAATTTATGCAATCTAATCAACGTAAACACAATGGCGTTTATACATTAAATCAGCTTGAAAGACAATTGACTCTGTATGAAAGAATTTACAAAAAGATGTCTGATGATGAGGAATGAAAAGATGGAACAACAAATAAAGACCCACTTCGACGGCCATCAAAGTAGGTCAATTACAAATATCAAATTCAAGGAGAGTGTACCACATGAATAAAGAAATTGAAAGAATGATTATTGAACTTGAAAAAGAATGTAAGGCACAGAATGTTGAACTTCTTCTATGTGCTACAAATTTTGAAACAGGCCAAGGAAGTACTGCGTTTTGTGGTTCAGTTATCGGGTTAGCTATACTCTTGCAAAAACTTGTAGGTGATCTAAAAGAGCAATTAAGTATAAGCGAATCTTGTGATTGTCCAGAATGCGTAGCAGAAAGAGCCGAAGATGCTGCAAATGAAAAATCTATGGATGAACTACTAACTGCATTTTTACGAGGTGAACTGCAATGATTGAAGTAAGAGGTTTAAGTGATGATGTTTACGAATTAATGTTAGCGAATGCTCAAAATAGAATTGTTCAATCAATTCGAACTGCAGCATCAAATGGTAATACAAGTTGCGTGGTGAATAGTAAAGGTCTTACATCAACATTTTTATCTCAATTAGAAACAGAAGGATTTGATCACGTTGAACTTGAAGAAAACAAAACGAAAATATTTTGGGAGTGGTGAAAATGCCTGAATTTGATTCATTAGGGGCTAGACAAGAACCTCCAGAAGAAAAAGAAGCATTAGAACCAACATGGGAATATGACAAAGAAGAGGAGAATGACAATGAGTAATGATTTAACACAGGTGACACAACGATCTTTAGATGAACAAGTCATCGGAAATTTAAATAGATTGCAAGAGCAGGGATTAGAAATGCCACCAGGCTATAGCCCGCAGAATGCATTGAAAAGTGCTTTCTTTGAACTAACCAACAATTCAGGAGGAAACCTTCTTCAGTTGGCAGCTAACAACCCTGAAACTAAAACATCTATTTCTAACGCGTTACTAGATATGGTCATCCAAGGATTATCACCAGCAAAAAAACAATGTTATTTTATCAAGTATGGAAATAAAGTCCAGCTTATGCGCTCATATTTTGGAACCATGGCTGTATTAGATCGAGTAACAGGAGGTGCAGAGATCACGCCTGTTGTAGTAAGAGAAGGCGATGTATTTGAAATTGCTATGGACGGACCAGACTTAGTTGTTGCTAAACATGAAACATCCTTCGAAAACCTAGACAACGACATCAAGGCTGCTTATGTGGTTATTAAGCTAGCAAATGGTAAAGAAGTAACAACGGTCATGACTAAAAAACAAATTGATAAGTCATGGAGTAAAGCAAAAACAAAAAATGTTCAAAACGATTTCCCAGAAGAAATGGCAAAAAGAACTGTCATCAATCGAGCTGCTAAATATTTAATCAATACTAGTAACGATAATGATTTATTTGTGCAAGCTGCTAAAGACACACTCGAAAATGAATTCGAACGAAAAGATGTGACACCAGAGCGAGAAGAGCAAGCTGCGGTACTTGAAGAAAAACTATTTTCCAACAATAAAAAAGCTGTTGATCAAGAAAACGATAATGAACGAATTACACGTGTGGATGATGTACCAGAGCAACCCGATATTGAACAAGCAAAACCAATCGAAAAAGAAGATTTAACGAAAACGGCTGAACAAATTTTAGAAGAACCAGTTCAGGAAACTTTAGATGTGATGGCTGGTTATGAAACCAATCAGAAAGAGAGTGAACCTGATGTCTCAACGATTGAAGAAGACGATTATCCTTTCTGATGAAAATTATTATTCACAAGAAGCGGACCTAGCTTATATGTCTGTCTCTCAATATAAAAAATTTCTTGAATGTGAAGCTGCAGCTCTTGCAAAGTTAAAAGGCGAATGGACACCAGAGAGTGATCCAAAAGCATTGCTAGTTGGTAATTATGTTCATTCTTACTTTGAATCACCAGAAATTCATGAAGCATTTAAAGAAGAAAATAAAAGCAAGATGTTCTCTTCAAGAAAACCGTTTGGCCTACTGAAAGATTTCCAAATTGCAGAGCAGATGATTGAAAGATTAAAACAAGAAGAAGCCTTTTTAAATATTTATCAAGGTGAAAAAGAAGTGATCGTCACAGGTGAAATTGGTGGTGCAATGTGGAAAGGGAAAATTGATTGTTTGAATTTAGAAGAAAAGTATTTTGTAGACATCAAAACAACCAAAGATATGCACGAGAAGAAATGGGATGAACGTTTAAACAGAAAAGCAAACTTCATTGAACGCTTCGGTTACGTGTTACAAATGGCTGTTTATTGCGAACTGCTTCGGCAACAGTATGACAAAAATTTTCTTCCTCTCATTGCAGCCGTTTCGAAACAAACACCTAGTGAAGCAAAACTAATCACTCTTAGCGAAGAAAAAATGATTTACGAATTAGAAGAATTAAAAGAAAACATCGAGCATGTTGTGCGAGTTAAAAATGGTGAGGAAGCACCAGTTAGTTGTGGAATTTGTGAATATTGTAGAGGACACAACAAAATTACAAATTTTACCAGTATGGACGATTTATAGGAGGTGCATAACGAATGAATGCTGGTTACGTCAAATTGTATCGTAAGGTAATGGATTCATTCGTATGGACTAATCCTTACATGTACAAATTGTGGAACTTGTGTTTGATGAAAGCTAGCCACGAAAACAGAAAATTTCTTTTTAATGGAAAAGAAATATGGTTGAACAGCGGAGAATTCGTCACAGGGCGCGACGCAATAACGTTTGAGATGAATAAAGGTGTCAAACGTGAACATCAAGTGAACAGTGGTTCTGTATGGAGATGGTTAAAACGATTTGAAAAAGAAGGAATGTTGAACATCAAATCAACTACGAAATACAGCGTCATATCAATAAATAACTGGGATGATTATCAAGCAAGTGAACATCAAGTGAACAACAAACGAACAACAAGTGAACAACAAGTGCACACATACAAGAATGAAAAGAATGATAAGAATGAAAAGAATATTAATAATAACAATAAAGGGTCGTCCATTCGTTCAATTTGGGAAAATAACGGATTTGGACCGATGTCGTCTAAAACTATGACCGATTTTGATTATTGGATTTCTGATTTTGAAAAAATCGGAGCTAGTCAAAAAGATGCTGAGCAATTAATTATTAAAGCTATTGAAATTGCTATTGATGCAAATGCAAGAAACTATAACTACATCAATGCCATATTAATAGATTGGGAACGAAGAGGATTCAAATCTGTTGAAGAACGAGAGGCAGCAAGGAAGCAAAAGAAAACAACCAAGCAACAGAAATCAAATACAGGTCATTCGGATTACGATGATCTTGGATTTTAGGAAGTGAAAGAATGAAGTCGGCATCAGATGGATTTTCAAAAATGATTAAAACGTTGCTTTATATCACACCTGATCCATGTCCAGAGTGCGGAGGAAATCTTTATGCTTGGCGTGCAAAAAACAAGGATGGGTCCGATAGATGTCCGCCAACTTGCATGGAATGTGGCTATAAAGCACGTAAAAAAGCAGAAGACCTCGAAACAGAGAAAATGTTTAACGATAGTTTGAAAGCCAGAGCGATTAATTACTTGAAGTACAGCTCTCTTTATACCGACAAAAATTTAATTAATTGTCGTTTTAAAACATACAAAACAGTAGACACAGAAACCAAGCTTGCTTTTGAAATTGCCAATCGAGCCACAACTGAAATTCTTTTGAATAAACCAATTCATATGATTCTTTCAGGCAAAAGCGGTGTTGGTAAAAGTCATTTAGCTATGTCAACGGCTTGGGAAGTGTTGGAGAAATCAAACTATGATAAACGTTGTCTGTTCATTAGCTATGCGGAACTCTTAGAACAGCTAAAATTTGCGATGAAAGATGAACAAGCCAGAAAGACAATAACAGGAACCTTAATGGCAGAGATAAAAAGCGCTGATTTAGTTGTTTTGGACGACTTAGGGGCCGAGTTAGGCGTTAAAGGGAATGACAGTACCAACTTTAATAATGACACCTTAAATCGCATTGTAGAAGCTCGGCAGAATAAAGCAACAGTATTTACAACGAACTTAACAGGTAAAGAAATGAGCCAAGCTTATGGGGAGAGAATCCTTTCTCGCATCATGAGTAATTCACAAGGATTCGTGATGAAAATTGAGGGGACATCAGACAAACGAGTAGCAGGCATCTAAAATGCTATTTTTAGCGAATATATCCAGCGTAGAGCAGTTTTACAATCAAGTGAATATAAATAGATATAAAGAAAGAAAAACGGCTTAAAACGCATTTTAAAGCCTTAAAAACAAATCGATAGAAACGGGGATCATTCAATGCCGTATGTAGTGAAAATTTCAGCCTATCTTGGCAAAGATGGTCGACCAGTAGCCAACTTAAAAGATGCTGTGCTATTTGAACAAAAAGAGACAGCAGCTATCGCAACAATCGTATCTGGCGGAACCATTTCAGAAGTAAAGGAAGCCATCATAATGCCAGAAAAACCGAATAGGTATACAGCAAAATCTACCAAAGTAGATTTTAAAAAGGAACCAATTGAAAAAGCAACAAAAGATAACCAAGCTTGGATGAAAGGGGCTAAATGAGAATGAAGTGTGTTAGATGTCAAGATCAGCGTGTTATTTGGGGAAAAGACAGATTTAATTATGCAACACCTATTCCATGCCCAGAATGCAACAAAGATGGAAAAGCAGTTCGAGCGGAAACTGCGACCAAGGAAAGGGAGTTAAAACAATGCAATCACCAACAGCCCTGAATAAGCGAGGAAATAAAGTCACGATTGATGGTTACACATTTGATAGCCAGAAGGAAGCTAACTTTTATACAAAGTTTGTCAAAAATTGTGGGTTGCCTTTTGAAGTTCATCCGCGTTTTAAACTAACCGAACTTACACCAACTGCGGATGGTATAGGCAAAATTTCGGCGATAGCTTATTCACCTGATTTCATCATAAAAAACTTAGATGGAAGTTGGAGACATGTCATTGATATAAAAAACTCTTTTGGCGTGTATGGCATTGACCAATCCGTTAAGCTTCGTTTTCGTCTATTTGCCCTTAGATATGGTCATCCAGTTGAAGCGATTGTTGTTCGTGCTAGAGATTTTAAAGTGATCACACAAGGTGTAACTAAGCCTTTAAACGAAAAAAGACCATTCATAACCGATAATTTCGATTACGAATGGAAAGATGCAACTAATTATTAAAAGAAAGTAGGAAAATAAAATGACAAAACAAGTAAATTTCAGACCAGAATTAAAGAAAGCTACATCAAAAGGAAATGGAAATACAGAAGTGTTATTAGTCGTCAGCAATGGCTCATTAGTCGGTAAAAAAGACGACTTAGATGCTTTGTTAGGTAAAACAGTATCTGTGACTATTCAGCCAGAAACAGTGGAATACAAGGTACCAGTAAACAAACAGACCAATAAACCGAATGTCGAATACGTTGTAAATAACGACGGGACAGTTGAAGTTCTAAAAGAAGAACAAACTTCTTTAGAAATGGGCGATGATGTACAAGAAGTCGAAGAAGTTGCTGTGCAAGTATCGAAAGAAACCATTGACGAATTCATCAAGAAAGCAACGACTATCGAATGGCCAGAATCAGTAACAATCAACGTTCGTGGCGTGTTGCATCGAATCGATGAAGGGGAAGCCTTAGAAGAAATTGCGGCTGATCATGATGTTTCGGTTGACAATTTAATCGATCAAGTTGAACTTGCGCGCCAACATTTTGCACCGTTTGCAGATTCTTGGAGCAAAAATAAAGAGAACATCATTTTCCCAGAAAAGACAGTTGAAGATGATGAAGAAGAAAACGGAAGGGGTTAAAGGATATGTGCTATTACGATATAAACTATGGTGAATACGATCACTTTAAAGAATTGTTGATAAACAAACGTATTGTGGAATGGAATGAAGATATTCTAATTTTAGAAGATGGAACAAAAATTACCATTGAATGTTCTGAACAAGATTGCTGTGCGGGAGCTTATGGCAAATTTAAAAATGTAAAATTGGACGCTGTGATAACGAATGTTTCTTTACCAGAAATTACCAATATTCCTGATGACGATACGGTTGTTAACCAAGCAAAAGTAACAATTTTCCACAACCAAAATCCAATTGCTATTGCTGATTTTTATGCTGATGCTGGCAATGGTGGCTATTACTATAGTGTTGCCTCTTTTGTCATTAAAGATGTTCACTATAAAGTTGTTGAAGCATAACGAAAGTGAGTGTTCATTTTGCTGGAGATATATTACACGCCAACATCCGCAATAATTGCGGATGCATTGGCTAAAACATATGAAGTTGTTTCTTTAGAAACAGCTAGAAATATTGCCAATAAATTTAAGGCTAGTTTGAAGCAGAAAACGGACCTTTATGTGATTGAAAGCATTTTGATTGATGCTGGTTATAAAAAAGAGCCAGTGAGTTTGTAAGAAAGCGAGTTAAGAAGATGATTCCAAAAATAGAAGTATGGATGCATGATATGTCCGTTGGCTATCCTGTGTGGTTTGAAGTAGATTCAATTGATTATCTAGAAAATTCGTTTGTTATAGTAGATGAATTTGGAAATCCGCATGAGTTTTCTGGTGAAGGTCATTTATTTAGAGTAAAAACTGAGGAGGAAAAACACATGAAATTTTATGAAATTAAAGAACCTTATTTTGCATTAATTGTTGCTGAAAATGAAAAACAATGTTTAAAACTTTACAAGGATATTGTTTGCGAAGTAGAAGACGAAAAAGAATTTTTTGATGATATAAAAACAATTGATAAATACGAAGCGTTCAAAATGCTTGCTAAAAGTCGTATTGAAGATGGTGGAGAATTGGGCGCAGAAGAAGCTTTCAATCAGTTAGAAAATCTTGAAGAAAACGGCGAAGTATTATTGATTGACGGCGGCTTGATTTAGGAGGAATCAAAATGAAACTATATCGATATGAAAGTTCCCAAAATACTGGACGTTGGACAGAAAGCATAATTCAAGCAAATAAAGAATTCGAAGAGGAAAAAGACTATCTAATGTCAAATGAGCCAGAGGAAGATGAAACAGTTAAATTAGTTTCAATTGAGATACCATATGACTTGATAGATGAACTAGAAGATGAATCTAAAGAAGTGAAACAGGCTATATTAATACATGATCCAGATCGTTCAGACGAAAATCCAAGAGAAGATGGCTATGACTTTGATTATTATGCTGCTTGGTCTGATGATATAGCGAAACGTAAGGTGGTATCGGAATGAGTATGAGCATTCAACCAGGAGTCAAAGTAAAGTATATCGGTAAAGGAGTTCCACAATACACAAACCAATTTTTGGTAGTAAAAGCAGTATTAGTGAATGGGCTGATTCTTGAATTTCCTGAAGAAGATAAAAGAGAGGTTGTACTGGAAGATTGTGGAATTTGGAAGGAAGAATCGTTAATCTGTGGATTTGATGAAGTGGAGGAACAGTGATGAATAAACAAGAATTGATTGAAGAATTAGAATGCTTAGTAGTTTCTACAGATAGTGTTGATTATTTACAAGGCGCTAACTATGCTGTCGAAAGAGCAATTAGCTTGGCAGAACAACTAGACGAACCGAAAAAAGTTATATTACCTAAAACTGCTGATGATTTTATTGAAGAAAGTTTAGGAATGGGTTCTGATAAAGTTGATATTATCAGTTCCGCAGATTCTTTCTTAAGAGCAATGCCCGATGATGAATTTTCTTTGTGGTTTAAGTCGAACAGAGATTTATTTGTTAATGCATTAGCTAACGGTTACGAAGTCGAGAAGGAACCATTATATCATGTTTTATTACCAGACAAAGGGGCGACCAACATAGGATATACTTTTTTAAATTTAGCGGGAACAATTGATTTTACGATATGTAAGGAAAAGGTGGATACGTTAACAGAAAATCAAATCAAAGCAATTGATGAGCGCTATTGGCCGTTTGCTGTGAAGGTGGAGTAAGAATAGATGAAATATAAGAAATTTTCACCTCTAACAATTATTTGTGTGATTATAGGCATATGCTGGGTTGTCTCAATTGTGGGAATCGGATATTTTATTTCACATCCAGAACTAATTGGACACTGGTTTAGTCGTTTAATAAGTGGGTTTAAATAGTTTTGAAACCAATGTATTTTAGTTTTTACAATCGATAGTATAAAAAACTACCTAGTTTCCGCTAGGTAGTTCTGTAAGAAATAATATTAAGTTTATTTTTATACCAAACCCATTATAAAAAATCAAGTATAAAAAAGCCAACCGACCACTGGTTGACTAAGAAGAATATTTTACCAGAAAAGTGGTAGCTTGTGATATGTGAGGTTACTTTGCCCCAAACATTGGTCACAATAAAAATATTTTATCATGAGTAAAGAAAGCTGCCAATAAAAAAAGCCGGATTCCTCCGACCATTGGTAATATTCTCGACACGAATATTATACCATAAACGGGGGAATCAAAGGATGGTACTTTTTGACGTAAAGAAATATGAAACACCAGATGCAAAAGATGTAGACATGGAACAAACGAAACATAACGTCAGTGTTTTCCTATCTGCCTATCTTGCTGCTAGATGTCGTGTTGGCCAGCCGAGGGAACCAAAAGTAACAGCTTCATTCTCTTTGGTTCCACCATCAACGGCCAAAAACACTTTTGAAGCCGAGCAAATGTTAATCCAGAAAGAAGAAGCTCAAGAAGAGTTTGATTATTTGCATAAGCTTTTCGTTAGAGGTTATTCTGCGATTCAGCATCCGCACAAACCAGATGTTACTGAGCGAAGAAAAAGAATTTTCTATGACCGTTATATCAACGGCAATCCAATCTATCTAGCGGCACAACGAAACTGTATCAGTGAAGAATCAGTGAAACAAGAATCTAATATGATCATTGTTCAATTTGCTTCGGCACTGGAACTGGTTGCTTTTAAGTAGCCATTTATTACACTTTTTATACCTCTTTTATACACTTTATCTACACTTCATATACCTTTGAAACGAGTTATTATGATAGTGTCAAAAAAATAAGAAATGCGACACACTTACACAAAATTTAAACGGAACGATTGCCTACTTATTTTTTTGATTTGAGATTACAAGGAAGTAAAAAAATCTACTTTCTTCGTTTAGTCACTTGTGATCTCATTTAGATTCTCTCGCAAACCACCAATTATAAAACTAAAGAAGTGAGGTGAATTTCCTCTCTCTTTTTTCTACAGGTTTGCGAGAGTTAATGGAGCATAGCTTAATCGGTAGAGCAGCGGTCTCCAAAACCGTTAGTATAGGTTCGAGTCCTATTGTTCCAGTAAGTGGCATAAGCTGCTTAAATAATATAGATCGTCAATGAATGTTCGGACAAACAAATTGGCGCTACTACCTTTCACGAGGGCTGCATTTATATGCAGTCTTTTTTGTTTTAAGTGTAGTAGAGTTTTCATTTTGAAAGGGGATTAACAAAACAATGCGTGTATTAATTAGAAGTTCAGCATCTGGTAAAGAGTATTGGGATACCGAAGAAAAAAGAAATGTGTTTGTTCCTAAAGGCCAAGAACCTGATTTTGAAGTTACTGAAAATCCTGAATCAATGCTAAGTAAAGAAGCTGATTTATATGTTGGTGGTTTACCAATTACTGTTGGGAATGTAACGATTGATACTGATGGAATTAAAGGCGAACGATTATTAACAACTGCAAGTGCTGCTGATGATGAAGAACAAGATGAGCTTGTTCCGTCTGATGATGAATCTGTTGTATTAGAAGAAATGAATGTAAAAGAATTGCGTGAATATGCAAAACGAAAAGGTATTGAGATTCCAAGTGCTGTACGTGCAAAAGGTGAAATTCTCAATATTATTAAAGAATCTAAATAATGCGCTATTGTCAGTTTGAAGGTTGCTCTAATACAACAGAAAAAGGAGCTTATTGTTCAGAACATGCTAGGAAGTCAAGAAAAAAGAAAAAGCCAATCAATGTTTATCATCATGACAACAAATCATTTTATCGAACAAAAGAATGGCAAGATGTCGCTGACTTTGTCTATGAAAGAGAAGGTGGTTGCTGTCAAAGATGTGGCCGTTTTGTATTTGGAAGGCAAGCACATCGGCATCATGTGATTCCAATCAAGAAGAACGAAATGCTCAAGCTTGATCCAAACAATATTCGTTTGTTGTGTCCGAAGTGTCATGTGATTGAAGAAAATGAAGCAGATGAGAAAAAAGTTTTTCCATCTTATTTTAAAAAATGAAGCCCCCCTATCAAATTTGATTCAAAATTTTTGTCGGGGGATAGGGTAGGGGGCAGTCACGCGTGTCGTTAGGTCAAAAATTTTAAAAATAAAAGGGGGGGTGTATAAAAAAATGACCACAAAAGCGCAACGCAAAGCGATTATTGATGAAAAAGTTAATCACGAAAAAGCGCGAATTTTAGAAATTATGCGCAAGTCTGATTTATACACTATTACTCTTGATCCATTAATTGAATCATACTTGGATATTTTTGAAGTTTACCAATACAAATACATGCTGTGGAAAGAAAAAGGATTTCCCGAAACCCAAAAAACAACAAATAAGGCTGGAGCTACTAACAATAGCAAGCATCCATTAGCGCAACAAGTCGAAGTTTGGGCCGATAAAAAAATGAAAGCATTGGATTTATTAGGATTGACCAATAAGTCAAAAACAGGCAGACAAATTACTGGTGGTTCAACAGCTAGAGCAGATGAAGAAATGAAACGGCCAGAAGAAAAGCCTGTAGATGAATTGGCAGAACATCGGAAAAAATGGCGTAAAAAGGCAGGGAATGAAACATGATTGAACCTGGTGTAAATTATGCTGATTTATTTGCGAAAGAAGTTCGAAAACATCCTAAGAAATATCCGAAAACGGTTCGTTTAGCAATAGATCGTTGGTATCGATGGAAGAAACGAAAAGATATTTGGTTTGATGTTGATCGTGCAAATGAAATGATGGACTGGGTAGAATCTTTTATTGTTCATACAAAAGGCGATATGGTAGGTAAACCATTTCTTTTAGAGCCATGGGAAAAATTCATTTATTCTTGGATTTATGGCTGGGTAAAAGAAAATGAAAAAGGGCAAGTAGTCCGTGTTACTCGTGAGGCATACGTACAAATACCAAAGAAAAATGGGAAAACATTAATAGCCGTAGGGGCGTTGGGGTATGCGATGTATGGCGAAGGTGCCTTATCTGTCGATTGCTATGCATGTGCTTCTGATTTTGCGCAAGCCCAGTATGCTGCTAAGCCTTTTGCCGCTACTATCCTAAATAATCCAGTGCTATTAGATGGGACTAAAATATTTAAAGGTCCAAAAGGCACCGTTTCAAGTATTACGTATGACTATTTACATGGAGATATGGCTTATACAAATAAGTTTATTGTTCAGACAAAAAACATTGATAACATAGAAGGTTCCAATCCATATTTTGTTTTAAATGATGAGCTGCATAAACAAGAGAAAATGGAACAGTACGATAACTTTAAATCTGCACAAATTTCATTGCCACAGCCGTTAATGTTTAATATTTCTACAGCTGGTAAAGGAAGTAGTTCGGTTGGTATTCGTGTTTATAAAGAAGCAAAAGAAGTCTTGAAGCGCGATGATAATGATTCAAACTTTGTTTTGATTTATGAACCAAATAAGGGATACGATTGGACAGATAGAAAAGTTTGGGAAATGTGCAATCCTAACTGGGGAATATCTGTTGATTTGTCTGCTTTAGAATCAGCCTTTAAAACTGCGCAACGTTCCGCTCACTCGAAAGCTGAATTTTTAACGAAGCATTTAGATGTGTTTGTGAATGGTGCAGATAATTTCTTTGAACAAGATCAAGTGGAACCGTGTTTGGTTCCTACAAATGAATTAGGAAACTTAAGTGGGGAGGCATGTTGGATTGGTTTGGACTTATCTAAAAGCCGAGATTTAACTTGCGTATCATTAAATTTTCCTACATGGGATGCCGAAGGAAAAGCGATACTCAAAGTAAAACAATTATATTTTATTCCTAGTGAAAATATTGATTTTCGAGAAAAGGAAGATAATGTGCCGTATTCTGAATTAGCAGAACAAGGATTTGTTGAATTTTGTGATGGTAAGTTAATTGATCAAGAACAAATATTTCATTTTATTGAAGATTGCATGGATTTTTATGATGTTCAACAAGTCAATTATGATCCAGCGATGAGTGACCGATTAGTTGAAAAATTGGAAAATTTAGGCTTGGAATGTGTGCAAGTTGATCAGTACGCAAGAGTATTGAACTCGCCGCTTGAAGATGCCGAGCGATTATTTTATGAGCAAAGGATTATGTTTGATAATCCTTTATTTTTGTATTGCGCTTTAAATGTGGTTGTCAAAATGGATTTTCAAGGCCGTAAAGTACCAAGTAAAAACCAGTCAAAGAGAAAGATCGATGGATTTGTTGCTTTCCTTTGTGCGCATAAGGAAACAATGGATCAAATGATTGATGTCAACGAAGATGATATGGATGAATATTTAGATTCTATCTATCGATAATAGAAAGGCGGTGAGATTTTGAAGCTAAGAGATAGACTTTCAAATGCTGTATATGGATTTTTGGAAAAGCGTGGCTGGATTGAAGATATTTATGGCAATGTAACAAGATATTCACAACGTTTTGTTAACGATTCTTCTATTATGGAATCGTCTGATGTTTATGAATTGGTACAAGATATTTCTAATCAAGTTGCACTAGCAGAGCCAGTAGTAATTGGCCCTGATGGCGAAGAAGTCAAAAACCATTTCTTGCTAAACATATTGAAAAATCCTAATGATTATTTAACTGGTTTTGAATTTGCAAAGCTTGAAACAAATACATTGTTAATCAATGGAGAAGCTTTTCCTATTACAGATAATGACCAGTTACATTTAGGATATGGTGTTCAAACGAAATTAGATGATCGTTTGATTGAAAATTTTTCAATGAATGGCCAACCAATACCAGGGAGCATGATTCGTCATATAAAAAATATTGGTGTGGATTCCTTAAAAGGTGCTGGAATTATTGATCTTGCAAAAAGCACGCTAGAAGGTGTTTTAAGTGCTGAAAAGGTTTTGACAGAAAAATATAAGAAAGGCGGCTTGCTCGCTTTCTTGTTAAAGCTGGATGCGCATATCAATCCAAATAACAGCGCTCAACAAAAGATAGTAAAAGCTATTTTAAATCAGTTGGAAGAAACGCAAGATAATGATAGTCATTCAGTTAAAATGATTCCTTTGGGCAAAGGATACTCAATTGATACTTTAAAAAGCCCAATTGATGATGCAGCTATTCTTAATTATTTGGGTGTTTACAAAAAAGACCTAGGAAAATTTTTAGGAATAGATGTAAATACTTATCAAGCATTAATGAGAACAGATATTGAAAAAGCAATGATGTATCTGCACAACAAAGCAATTAAACCAATATTAAAAAATAAGAGCGAGCATTACTCGGCTCTTTTTTTTGTGCCTAATTCTGGTTATCGAGTGGAATGGAAAATTAATATTTTGGACTTTGTACCTTATTCCACCAAAACAAATATTGGGTACAACATTGTTCGAACTGGTATTACCAGTCCTGATAATGTGGCAGAAATGCTTGGTTTTCCTAGACAAAATACTAAAGCAACACAAGCCGTCTATATTTCAAATGATTTAACGGAAATCGGCAAAAAGAATGCTACCGATAACTCATTGACAACAGAGGATGACTTGAAGGGAGGTGGTAAGAATGAAGAAACAGGAAATTCGGACATTTGACATCACAAACCTTAAAACAAGAAGCGAAGAAGATAGTCAAACACAGATTGTTACTGGCTATGCGGCGGTGTTTAATAGTCCAACAGAATTATGGGAAGGCCTAAATGAAGTGATTAAGCCTGGAGCTTTCAGTCGTGCTTTGTCAAATTCTGATGTTCGTTGTTTATTCGATCATGACTGGGGCAAAGTATTAGGGCGCACAAGAAGTGGAACTTTGAAACTTGAAGAAGATGATAAGGGACTACGATTTGAAGTTGAGTTGCCCAATACAACTGTTGCCAATGATTTGATTCAATCAATGTCACGTGGGGACATTAATCAGTGTAGCTTTGGTTTTTATCCAACGGAAGAAACTTGGGATTATAGTTCAGACCCAGTTTTAAGAACTATCCATGAAGTCGAATTGTATGAAGTTTCTATTGTTTCTTTACCTGCTTACGAAGATACAGAAGCAGCACTAGCAAGAAACAAACAAGAAATGAAGCAAGATATTAAAACTAGAAAAAAATTAATTGAAAAAATCAAAACAGCGCTTGAAGCGTAGGAGGAATTTATTATGAACAAAGAATTATTACGTCAATTACAAGCTCGTCACGAGAAACGATTAAGTGATTTACAAGGCAAAATTGAATCTGGAGAAGTGCGTGAAGCAGATTTAGATTCAGTTAATGAAGAAATCGATGGTTTAATCGATGAATTAAAAGCCATTAAAGCTGAATTAGGGGATGATAATTCAGAATCTGGTGATGGTAAAGGCGATGATGGAACCGCCAAATCCGATAATACTGATGATGAAAATAAAGAAGATCGTGAGAAAGATACGACCGAAAATAACAATGATAAAAATGAAGAAAATCGTGGCGGCATGATTAGTCAAGAACAGCGTGATGGCTTGTTACGCACAATTCATGAAGGAATGGAGGCTAGAAATGCGATGTCTAATGAACAACGTGAAAAACAAATTCGTAAAGCATTTGCCGATTTCGTTGTTGGTAATATTTCAGAAAGTGAAGCACGTTCATTAGGTATTGAAACAGGCAATGGTTCAGTGACAGTACCAGAAGTGATTGCATCCGAAGTGATTTCTTATGCTCAAGAAGAAAACTTATTGCGTAAATACGGAACGGTGATTCGCACGGCTGGCGATGTGAAGTATCCAATTCTTGTGAAAAAAGCAGAGGCTAATGTAAACAAAAAAGAACGTACGACAGATATTACTGAAACAGCGATTCAATTTGATGAAATTTTACTTGATCCAGCAGAATTTGATGCATTGGCAACTGTAACGAAAAAACTATTAAAAATGTCTGGTGTGCCAGTAGAAGATATTGTTGTAGAAGAATTGAAAAAAGCATATGTTCGCAAAGAAATTAATTATATGTTTAATGGCGACGATGCAGGAAATGAAAACCCAGGAGCTTTAGCTAAAAAAGCTGTTGCATTTGAAAAACCTGTAGATTTAACAGCTGCAGGTGCTGGTCAAAAATTGTATGATGCATTGATTGAATTTAAAAATACACCAGTAACAGAAGTAATGAAAAAAGGTCGTTTTATTATTAATCGTGCAGCTTTAACTGCTATTGAAAAAATGAAAACAGATGATGGATTCCCATTGTTACGACCATTCACGCAAGCAGAAGGTGGTATTGGTTATCAATTAGTTGGTTATCCAGTTGATTGGACCGATGCAGCAGATAAAAAAGGTGAACCAGATACACCAGTATTATATTTTGGTGATTTTTCTGCTTTCAAAATTCAAGAAGTTATTGGAGCGTTAGAAATTCAAAAATTGGTTGAAAAATTCTCTGGAAAAAATCAAGTTGGTTTCCAAATTTACAACTTGTTAGATGGCCAATTAGTTTACTCACCATTCGAGCCAGCTGTTTATCGTTATGAAATTACAAAACCAGTAGGTGGTTAATGTGAATAACGAAGCTGAAACATTATCTTTAGAAGAAAAATTCAAAGCACATATTCATTTTGAAGAGGGGATGGATGATTCCATGCTCTCTTTTTATTTAAATATGGCAAAAAATTATGTGAAAACTGCAACTGGAGGGCAAGAAGAATATTTAATTTTGATGGTTGCTGGTATTGCTTATGAATATCGTGTTTCAGAAGATGAATTAGATAAGGCGTTGAATGCGATCACGCCATTTATCATCCAAGGAGTGATTCAACATGCCGAAGAGGCAGACGAATAGGTTTCGTTGGAAAGCAGACTTGCTAAATGTAAAAGAAGAAACAGATTCGAACGATAAAGTAGTTACGACCTATAAACTTAATAGGCTTTTATGGTACGAAGATATTGGAGTAACTGCACAAGAAAAATATCTTTCACAGCAAGCCAAAACAGACGTTGTCAGACGGATTAAAGTGAGATTGGATAAATCTATCACAGAAAAGTTTAGCGCTGTTAGAATCGATTCTGTGACCTATAAAATCACTCGTATTTACACAAATATGGATAAACGAGAAATGGAGTTGAGTTTGGCTTATGTTGACTGATTTTGAAACATTTAAAAAGGCACTCTTGGATTCTGGCTATAAAGTTTTTAGAGATCAAGCACCAAAGAATACACCATATCCGTATCTTATTTATTCGTATATTGGAGAAACTCAAAAATGGGCTTCAAATAAATTTATTGTGTCTAAAGGATTATATCAAGTATCGCTTTTTACAAAAGGAATTGAACAAGATTTGAATCCGTTAAAAAAAAGCTTTAAAAATTATAGTATTCATTTTAATGGTTTTTCTTCTATACAAGGAGATGAAAATGATGATACGATTACTAATTTTTATACAGAGGTGACTATTTACAATGAGTAATAACGGATTTTTAGATATGGCTAATCATTTAGGAACGATAGCGGAAGTTACAGAAGAAATAACAAAAGAATCATTAGAAGAAGCTGCAAATTTTTATTTGAATAAACTACTTCCTAAAGTCCCTAAATCATTACTTAAAAAGAAACATATGCGAGATCAATTAAAAGTTGAAGTAACTAATGAAGGTGTAGAAGTAGTTTTTGAAGATACAGCTTTTTATTGGCGATTCGCTGAAAATGGAACAGTAAATCAAAAAGCGCAACATTTTGCCAGCGGAACATTTGAACAATATAAAAGTCAAATAGAGATGATTATGACTAAAAAAATAATGAATAAAATGAAAGGATGAGTAGCATGTCAAGTATTAGTACGAAAGACAAACAATTATTATATCCAATTGGTATCGATGATTTATTCATTGTAATGTGGACACAATCAGAAACAGTAAGTTCGGGGCCGACATTTGATAGTGAAATTTGGAGATTGCCAAACATTGTAAAATTAGGCATTAAAGGTAATGGTAGCACAAAAGATAAATGGGCTTCTAATAAACTATTTGCACGTGTAAGTCGAGAAACACAGCATGAATTAACATTAGATCACGTGGCTATTCCAATTGCTATTTGGGATAAAATGAAAGGTGCTGTTAGTAAGAATGGTGTTTCTTTTTCAAAATCAACACCTAAAGAAATGCCATATTTTGCGGTAGGTGCTATAGGACCATTATCTAATGGTGAAAAAAGTGCTTTTTGGTATCCAAAAGTTCAACTTGCCATTGCGGAAGAACATGAATTTGAAACAGCAACCGAAGATATGGATATTAAAGATATTTCTTGTACGATGACAGCGACAAGTTTATTAGTTAATGATGTTATTAAATCAGATTATAATTCTGTTCGCTCTAGTGTAACTAATATGACTGTTGAAAAATTCATGAGTAAAGTAATTTATGATGAATCTCAGTTGGAGGATTCTTTACTTGGAGAAAGAGAGAGTGAATAATAATGGCAAAATTACGCGATTTAGTAAATGTAAATATTAATGTTGATTATTTAGAAATACAAGGAGAAAAAATTCCTATTATGTTTTCAATGTCAGCATTAGATTATATTCAAGAAGCTTATGGAAAGCCGTATCCTATTTTTGAAAAAGATTTGAATCAAATGTTACAAAAAGATCAAGTAACGTTACGTGGTAATGAATTAAAAATTATTCGCTCATTGATGTACGGCATGGTGCGAGCTGGTGGTACTGAATGTACGATTAAAGAGCTAGAAGGTGCCATTGCAATTAATGAAATTGTCAGTGCTTATGAAACGGTTATGGATGTTTTCGTGAACGGAAACTTCCAACAAAAAGATTTAGAAACAGTAAAAAAGCAACCGAAAAATCGAAACAAGCGCAGCCAAAATCGAAACAAGCGGAAGAAATAGAAATTCCTTGGGATTTCTATTTAAATGTAGCAATGGACTTGTTTGGTTGGGATGTAAATTTTTTTATGAACTGTACGCCAAATTTTTGGTTAAAGCAGTTCATTTTTTATTTGCGTAGAAATAATCCTGATGCGTTCGAGTTTGAACAGAATGATAGGATTTATACGATGGATCAAACACCATTTTTTAATTAGAAAGTAGGTGAGAACTTGGCAAAGCATGAATCAGATGTTGTTTTACGATTTAAAATGGATGGACAGGTACAATATGCACAAACTATAAAAGAAATTAATCAAGTGATGAATACCGCAGCAAAAGAGTACAAGGCTCATATTTCAGCATTAGGGAATGATGCTACTGCAACCCAAAAATTAGTAGCTCAACAAAAAAAGCTACAAGTGCAAACAGAAGCAGCTGAAAAACGTACAAAAATGTTACGAAAAGAGTATGAGGAATCGGTAAAAGCAACTGGTGAAAATTCAAAAGAAAGTAAAAAATTATATGATCGTTTGCTACAAGCCGAAACTGCCGAAAATAATTTAAAAAATGCGTTGGACAAAACCAATAAGGAACTTAAAGAGCAAGAAAAAGCTTCAAAATTTGCTGCAGATAATATAAAAAAAATAGGTGAAGCTGGCGAAAAAATTAAAGGAGTAGGTACTAAAATAACTGCAGGTGTGACAGTACCTATCATGGCAATAGGTGGTTTTGCTACTAAGCAAGCAATAGAAGTAGAAACACAATTTGCTAAAGTTTCTACTCTTTTAGATTCAAGTCAAGTTGATTTTCAAAAATATAAAAATGAAATTGCAAAAACTGCAACAGATATGGGTGTGTCCTTTGAAGAATATTCTGAATCAGTTTATTCAGCTATATCAGCATCAGTTGATCAAGCTGATGCTGTTAATTTTGTGGGTGATGCAGTTAAATTGGCTAAGGGTGGTTTTACTGAAACTGCAACTGCGGTAGATTTATTAACAACAACGATTAATGCATATAATTTAAAAGCTACTGATGCAGGAAAAATTTCGGATTATTTAATTTCTACTCAAAATTTAGGTAAAACAACTGTAAATGAGTTAGCTTCATCTATGGGGAAAGTAATTCCAATAGCTAATGCTAATAATGTAGGGATGAATGAATTATCAACTGCTTATGCTGTTATGACCAAAAATGGTATTGCTACAGCAGAAACTGGAACTATGGTAAAAGCCATGTTAAATGAGTTAGGAAAAACTGGTAGTCAAGCTGATAAAGCTTTGAAAGAGATTGCAGGAAAATCATTTAAACAATTAATGGATGAAGGGAATAATTTATCTGATGTCCTTAATTTGATGAATGAACATGCTCATAAGAATGGTTTAGCATTAAATGATATGTTTGGATCTGTTGAAGCAGGAACTGCAGCACTAACACTTTCAAAAGGTGAGGGTTCTGAATACAATGAAATTTTAAAACAAATTAATGATTCAGCAGGTGCTACTCAAGAAGCTTTTGATAAAATGGATGATACACCAGCACGAAAAATGGAAAAGGCGCAACTAAGAATTGCTGATGCAATGCGACAAGTTGGGGAAGTTGTGATACCTATAGTAGCTGATATTGCAGAAAAAGTTTCTCAATTTGTAACTGCATTTTCAAATTGGTTTGGTTCATTAGATGAAGGTTCAAAACAAACAATATTAATGATAGCTGGTGTTGTGGCTGCTATCGGTCCAGTATTAGTAGTTTTAGGAACACTTGCTAGTTCCATTAGTAGTTTGATTCCAGTTATTGCTTTTATTGCGTCGCCAATTGGTTTAGTAATTGCGGCGGTTGCCGCTTGGGTAGCTGCAATCGTAGTTGCATATAATAAAATCGGTTGGTTTAGGGATTTTATCAATACCTCCTTTAAAGTAATTAAAGATATTGTGGTTGGGGTATTCAATGTTTTGAAAGATACGACAAAATCTACTTTTGATTTCATCACAGGCTTTATTGGTGGCGCCATGGATGGGGCTGCAAAAATTATTGGCGATTACGTAAATGCAATTAAGCGTATTTTTGGCGGTATCGTTGATTTTGTAACGGGAGTATTTACTGGAGACTGGTCAAGAGCGTGGCAAGGTGTTGTTGACATTTTTGGTGGTATTTTTGAAGGTATCGCTGCAGTAGCTAAAGCTCCAATCAATGCCATGATTACGTTAATCAATGGATTTATTGGTGGATTAAACAATATAAAAATACCTAAATGGGTGCCAGGAATTGGCGGTAAAGGATTTCATATTGGAAAAATTCCTTATTTAGCAGAAGGTGGAACTATTCTAAATGGTCAAGCCATTGTTGGTGAAGCTGGTCCTGAACTTTTAACCGCTAAAAACGGCAAGACAACTGTAACTCCATTGTCACCAGAAGAAAAAGCTCGTGGAATTGGTGGTGCTTTGAAAGGTGGCAATACTATTGAACAACATGTTCATATTGGCCAAGTAGATGCAAATAATCCGAGTGAAATTAATCGTTTGAACAGGAAAATGTTTCAAGCGAATGTTTGGAATAATTTAGCGACAGGGGATGTGTAAAAATGGATAGATATACGCCTAATTTTGTATGGAAAGGAGCGAATGCTCTTATAGATTATGGTTTAATTATTGAATCTGAATTGCCTGAAATTGTCGCTAAACCAAGATATAACGAGATAACTATTGTAGGTAGTAACAGGGTATTGAATGAATGGTTTGGTGATTATGAACCGTTTGATTTCAAAATTAAAGACGTCAGTGTTAGTTATGACCGATTAGCGGAAGTGAAACGATGGCTTAGTGGCAAGTCAGAATTAATCACACATAATAATGAAAACCTGTATGTTAACGCGGTATGCAATGTTAGTAATGAAGTTGAATACACAAATGAGTGGGGAACTTTTTATACTTTTGAAATAAATTTTCGTTGTGAACCTCTAAAGAGAAAAGTAAATGAAGAATTTGTCAGTCTAAAAAAAGGAGAGAATGACATTACCAATCATGGGGATGAAATTTGCTTCCCTTTATTTGAAATTCAATCTACTGGCGGTGACATCAGTATTACTTGTGGTAAAAATACTTTGATTTTAATAAATACACCTGCTGGCTTGTTATCATTAGATAATGAACTAGCTGTTTGCGTACATGAGGGAAGAATGCAACGAACAAAAGGAAACTGGATACGAATGACACCAGGGACCAATAAAGTAAAGGTAACTGGAAGTGTTTCAAGTATAAAAATAAAGGTGAGGAGTGTATATTTTTGATTAATCCAATTTACATTTATGAAAAAGTACCAAAAGATTTATCCGAAAATGGCATCCCTCTATTAGATTGGGCTGATGATCCTGAAATTACTCGTTCATTGAATAGTGAATATTCTTTTTACGGTAATTATTCATTGGTTGGCAAAAATAAAGAATATTTAAAGAAAGGTTATTATATAAAAGCTTTAGTTTCTAATGATTCATGGCAGTATTTCAGAATAAAATCAGTCGATAAAAATTTACATTCTGTTTCAATCAAAGCTTTACATTTAGGGTATGAGGCAAATCGTAACTTTATTCAAATGGCATATACTGCTAATGGTACTGGTAATCAGATTATGGAAAACTTAAAAGCGAATTTAGCATTTAAGCAACCTTTTATCTATGAAAGTAATATCAATTCCAAACATCAATTTACCGCAAAAGAAGTAAATCCAATATCGGCTATTATTGGGCAAAATAACGGTAATGAAAATTTAACAGGTGTAACTTCTGGCGAACTAGATATGGATAACTACAGACTTATACTAAAAGACAGAATTGGTGAAGATAATGGTTTTAGAATAGATTTAGGTGTTAATTTAGAATCAATAAAAGAGACTGTGGATGACTTAAATGTATCCAACAGTCTCTATTTAATTGGTGGAACACCTGAAGATATTAATTATAACGAAGATCAAGAGCCAATAACCTTTGCTTTTTTAGAAACAAAAGGGGTAACCGATGAAAATAGACGTATTACTAGTAGGACCAATAGCGAATGTAAAACTGTAGAGGAATTAAAAAAATGGGGACAATCACTTTTTGACAAAGAACGAATCCATGAACCAAAAGTAACACATGAAATCAATATGGTTACTTTAGAAAATACTATAGAGTATCAAAAACTTTACGGTAAGATAATGAAATTGAATTTTGGGGACACTGTGTATTGCGATATTGAATACAACGGAATAACTGGAGTAAAAGAAAGAGTGACAGAGTGTACCTGGTTTCCTACTTTAGGTAAGTATAAAAATATCGTATTAGGAAACGAAATAAAATCTTACACAGATTCAGTAAATACTGCAGTTAATCAAATAACTAAAAAGCTTGAAGTAAAGAGTGAGGATTTACAGAATGCTATCGTGAACGCTACTCAATGGATAACAGGAACAAAAGGTGGCTATGTTCGTTTTCGTCCTAAAGATGCACCAGAAGAAATTTTAATTATGGACAGACCAAATGCGAATGATGCAAAAAAAGTATGGCGTTGGAACCTAGGAGGTCTTGGGTATTCAAATAGCGGTGTAAATGGACCATTTGAAACGGCAATTACTCAAGATGGCTCAATTGTTGCTAATTTTATTACAGCAGGAATTTTGACAGGGATTTTAGTACAAGGTGTGGCTTTAAAAACGTTAGATGATAAAGATTTCCAAGTTGTGGTTGAAGGTGGAAAGGTAGCATTTGAACGTAAAAGAGTAAGCACAGGCCTAAAAGATGTTCATGGTGAATTGTTTGGTGACATTAAGGCTACGTATGATGGAAGTGGAAAAAAAGCTAATGGTTTCGCTGTTAGACAAAAACATGGTTACATTTTTTCGATCAATACGATTAGTAAAAATAATGAGGGGCAATCAGTTCCAATTATTCAAATACCAGCAGATGTTCATCCAGACAATAGGAAAGTGAATAGTTATGCTAGCTGGTCGCACAAAGGTAATTTCAGTGTTTCTAATGAAGTAGATATTAGTGGTATTTTAAAAGGAACTATTGGTAAATTCGATAAATTATATGTTGGAGGTAAAGAAGTTATACCAGGAAGCGGTACTGGTGGAACTGGTAGCGGTACACCTCCAGAATTGACTACTGAAAAAGAGAAAAACGCTTGGGCAGTTTGGCAGTTCTTAAAATCTAAAGGTTATAGCGAACAAGCAACTGCAGGTATTTTAGGAAATATGGAACAAGAATCAGGCATTATGCCAGACATTGACGAAGGTGGTGGCGGTCCTGGCTATGGTTTAGTTCAGTGGACATCACCTGTAGCTGGTGAAAGTGGTCGTGCTTATGTTCAACGTTTATTAGCACAAGCTGGTATTAGTGGTGACTATCGAAACATTAATACGCAACTTCAATTACTAGACTGGCATATGCACAACGGACAGTATATTCCTACTTCTGCTTATCCATATTCAGTTGCACAATTTAAAGCATTAACAGATATAGGAACAGCTACGATGGCGTTTGAAGCCAATTTTGAGCGACCAGCGGTCACACATCCAGAACGCATTCCATTGGCGCAATACTGGTATGATTTGCTACACAATTTAAAACCAGGAACTAACAAGTGGGTTAATCCTGTACGTTCTAGCTACACCATCACTCAAGAATGGGATGAGATTGGTTGGGGAACAAATGTGATTCATGGTGGTATTGATATTGCATCGATGCCTGCTGGAAGTATGCCGCCTGTTTATGTTGCTCGCTCAGGTACAGTAGAAACTGTTACTTATGACGGAACAGGGGGAAATTATGTAGTGATTAAGCACGATGATGGCTACTGGACCTATTACGGTCACTTAGATTCTGTTGATTTGTCAGTAGGCGACAAAGTAACAACTAATTCACGTGTCGGAATCATGGGAGCAACTGGATTAGCTTCTGGCGTTCACCTTCACTTTGAAGTATGGAAAGGTGGACAGTGGCAACGAATTAATCCACGAGACGTTATTAATTTTTAGAAAGGGTGTGAATAAATGAGTAAATGGCAAGCGACACTAAGTACCACAGAACCTTATAATTATGTCGGCATTATTAATGTCCGTCAGGGGAATAAGAATACAGAAAAATTAGAAGTAAATATCGTAGAAAATGCTTTGCCATTAGATCTAACTAATTGCAAGGTATTTTTTGAATCTGTAATCAGTAATAAATACCCTATTCAGCGGCCAGCAACGGTTGTAGATGCGCGTAGTGGGATCATTCAGTACACTTTTGATGAATATTCTATGCAGTCGCTACATCGCCAAGAAGCTTATTTTACGATTTATAACGGTGAAGAATTAATTGGTTCAACACAGAATTTTTCTTATTTCGTCATTAAAGCAGCTTCTAAAACAGAAGGTGAAATGGGGTCATACTGGCAGTCAATTGAAGATTTAATAGCGGATATGACCGCCTTTATCAATGAAAATAAAGGTGATTTCACAGCATGGATGAACGCTAGAAAAGAAGAGTTTGAAAAATGGCGTAAAAATCAACAAGATACATTTGAAGCTTGGCGAAATGACCAAGAATCAGATTACCTTTTGTGGTTTGAATCAATTAAGGACATTTTAAAAACTGTTGATCCAGGCGGAACAATGCTAGCTGAGTTAATCGATGCACGTGTGGACGTGCAAGGAGTACGCCATAATTCACTTTCAGATCGTTTATTGGCTGATATGGATTATTTGTATCATCGGCTAGAGGAACGGCTATACACCATTAAATACGGCAATGTAAACACGTTAGAAATTTTAGAGGATGATTCATTTTCTAAGAATCATGAAGTTGAACTGGTGGGTACAGTCAATTTCCCAATCGAGGAAGGGGCGTTAATCATAGCGACAGTTGATGATCCAAAACAAAATGTTTTTACGATTGAAGGTGTAAATAATGGTTGATGCTAAAAGAATGATGGAAACTGATGAAAATGGTATTAAACGTCAGTTTTTTCCTATGACACACGTATCGGCAATCCTTGGATTAACAGAGATAATGGCTGGTAATTCAAAAGTATCTTCAGTGAATGGACATACAGGCGCAGTAATTATTACGCGTGCAGACTTAGATTTACCTATCGATGGGATTATGATTTCGAAACAGGAGTATGACAAAATTTTAAAAATCATAGCCGATTATGAAGCTGGAAAACTAGGTGGTTCTGGTGTTGAGTTTGAAAAAGTAAAAGGAGATGAAGAAATAAATGCCTGATTTATATGTAGTGAAAAAAGACGGCGTAGCTATTGATGTACAAACTAGTACAGCTGGCGTTGTTGGATTAAATGAATTTGTTGATGGGAAAATTAGTGGTGCTGGAGCAGGCACTGTTTCGTCCGTAAATGGTCATATAGGTGAAGTTGTTTTAACTGCTTCTGACGTAAAAGCATTACCCGACACAACTGTTATTCCAACACTTCCTGGCAATGCCACTGCTGAAAAAGACGGTTTAATGTCTAAAACGGATAAAGCAAAATTGGATGCATTACCAGTTTTTACATTTGAAAAGGTAGGTGAAGCGTAATGGCAGATATCGTTCAGTTAAAAGAAAATGGCACTGTAAAGTATATGAAAACACACGCAGATGCCATTGATGGTATTGAAGGTAAATTAGTAACAAAAGATTTCTATCAAAATGACACGAAGGCACAACGTCAAAAATGGGGTGAGGGTTTAAATTGGATTGCTCACAGAGGGAATAACACAGAATATCCAGAAAACTCAATTCCAGCATTTAAAACGGTGCGACGGCATTGGGGTATCGAAACGGATATTCAGGTCACAAGCGATGGTCAATGGGTTGTCATGCATGATGATACAGTGGACCGCACAACAAATGGTACTGGTAAAGTATCATCTATGACACTAGCTCAATTTAGAAATTTAAGAATTGACACAGGAGAAAATTTATCTCGTTTGTCAGATGCAGAAAAAACGCCGCCTACTTTCGAAGAATATTTGAAAATTTGCAAAGAATTAAATAAAGTTCCAGTTATTGAAATTAAATCTGGAACCTATAGCAAAGCTAATTTTGATTTGTTAAAAGATACATTGGATCTTTATGGATATGGCGAAGCAAATTGCGTTATTGGTTCATTTGATGCCAATATATTGAACACAATCAGAACCTACTATCCTAATATAGAGCTGCATTACTTTGTTGATGCAATTAACGAAAGTGTAATTGCTCAGATCAAAAAACTAGGTGTTCCAGCGGCTGTTAGTTGCTCATATAGTAATCCTAGCTTGTCAACAGCAAATGTTAAAGCATTGCATATGGCTGGTTTTAAAGTTGGTACTTGGACAGTCCCAGAAAATAGTTTTGAAGGAATGAAAAAGCTAGGTGTGGAATATATCACGACAAATTCACTTTCTGGAAACCAAAGATACGCAGTGTTGAGTTATCAAAATGGTTTTCAAAGTAATCAAGGGATCCCAAACGCAACATACGTTGAGGAATTAGTCGGTGGAGGAATTCACATTAATTTCAATGTTGAAAAAGGTACGAATACTCAAAATGATGTGATTGCTACGCTTCCAGAATGGGCGATACCTATGAAGAGTCAATATAATCCTTGTACCATTCGGGTTAGCGCAGCAAATGGAGATGTGAAAGTTGGTTCGTTTGATATTCGCGGTCGCATCGTGGCGACTGGTGCAACTGCTGGGACGTTAGCTGTTGGATTAAACTGGAAAGACAGAACGAGCTGGGCGGCTGGGTCGGTTGTTTATTCAATTTAAGGGTTGAAATTAAAGAAAAGGTGGTACTTATGTACATGTTTGATTTTTTAGGTCGCTTTTTGATCGATTCTGACCATAAAGCCATTTACGTATTAACTATGATTTGTATTGCTATGATCATTGATTTTCTTAGCGGTACAATTGCAGCAAAAATTAATCCCGATATTGAGTTTAAAAGTAAAGTTGGAATCAATGGAATCTTACGAAAAGTAGCGAGCATGGTCTTGCTACTTTTTTTCATACCTTTGGCTCCGCTAGTTCCTGGTGGTGCAGGAATTGGCTTGCTTTACGTTTTGTATATCGGCTATCTACTGATGGAAATTAAGTCTATCTTTGAAAACTATCAAAAGATGGGTATTATTACCGAATTATTTGAGGATTTTATTAAACATATCAAAAAAGATAAATAGGAGGTAACACATGAAAAAAACTGTTAGATTGTTGATGTTACTAGCGTTGTTAGCCGTATTTATTCCGAAAAATGTTCAAGCTTACCAAGTAGAGCAAGACCCTATTAATTTTGGCGGGTACTTTCCAGGGTATGCTACCAATGAATTAATTGTCTTGCATGAGTCAGGGAATGGGAACAATGTTGGTCCAAATAGCCTAGACAACGAAGCGGCATATATGAAACGCAACTGGACGAGTGCTTATGTGTCTTATTTTGTTGGTTCTGGTGGTCGAGTGAAGCAGATGGCACCGGCTGGACAGATTCAGTGGGGTGCAGGAGCGACAGCCAATGCAAAAGCATATGCACAGATCGAACTTGCTCGAACGAATAATAAAGAAACATTCAAGAAAGACTATGCTGCCTATGTCAATTTGATTCGTGATTTAGCAACACAAATTGGTGCAACATTTGACCTGGATGATGGAACAGGATACGGAATCGTAACGCATGATTGGATTACTAAAAATTGGTGGGGGGATCATACAGATCCTTATGGTTATTTGGCGCAGTGGGGCATCAATAAGGCGCAACTAGCACAAGACTTGCAGACAGGATTGCCAGAAGATGGTTCAGAAACAATTGTTAACCCAGGTAAACCAAATGCACCAAAGTATAAGGTGGGGCAACACGTTCGCTTCACAACAATCTACAAAAATCCAGATGCACCAATTGAACAACATATCAATGCTAACAATCTTTGGACACAAGTGGGCACCATTACACAAAAATTATCAGGACGTAAAAATTTATATCGGATTGAAAATAGTGGTAAATTGTTAGGTTATGCAAACGATGGCGATATTGCGGAATTGTGGGAAAATAGCAAACCAGCGCCAGTGAAAACTTTCACTATTGGCGTGAACGCTGGCATTGTCTTAAGAAATGGTTCACCTAGCTTAAATGCTCCTGTTTACGGAGTTTGGCCTAAAGGTGCCCAATTCAAATATGACTCTGTACGTGTCGCTGATGGCTATGTGTGGCTTGGTGGTTCTGATGTGAAGGGAAGCCGTGTTTATATTCCAATTGGCGAAAATGACGGGAACCCAGCGAATACTTGGGGGACTGGATATTAATTAACGATGAACCGTTCCTTTTTAGGAGCGGTTTTTTTGTTATTTAATAGAGCTTTACATAAAGCGTATATTGCTTACGATTAAGGAGAAAATAACGTTTGTGAGTTTTTTTGTCCTATTTATGTTGTTTTCATTGTGTTTTCAATGGTTTTTTAAGCTATTTTTCTATTGTGTATATAACGATTTAGTGTTATATTTGTCTTATGTGAAGGATAGATGTTATGAAAATTGGAGGGATTTTTATGGCTACTAAAAGTTTTACAGAAGAATACAAATTTAATAAAAAAAGCGCTAACGCTTTAATCAAAGTGCTAGATAATAACAAATCACCAAAAAAACAAGCTGTTAATAATGTAATGTTTATTGATGACAAATCAAAAATAAAAGCTATTTTTTTTGGAGATAAGAATTAGATGAGTGTACAGGTTATTAGTTTAAGGGACTTATTGGATGCTTCTTCTGACAAAAAACAGGTACAAGAAATATTATGTGAATTTAAATCAATTCCGCATCCTGTGACTGGAAAAGTTAACGATGTGGAATTTTTTTTACATGAAAAAGCTATCAGTTATGAATCAATGACTCTATCTACTACATACTTAATATTCGCGAGTGCTGGTGACGAGAATGTTTTAGTTGGCTATTTTTCTTTGGCTAACAAGCCTTTAGTTATGAATAAAAAAAATTATAAAGGGCTAGCAAAAAATCAGCAACGTCGATTGTGCCAGAATGGATCTAAAACAGAGTCAGGTGGATATAGAGTAAATAGCTATTTGATTGGTCAAGTTGGTAAAAATTATTCAGAAAAAGCTAAAAAGTTAAAAGCAATAAACGGAACTCAAATATTAACACTGGCTTACAACATGGTATTAAAAGCCAAGAAAATTATTAACGCTAGATATGTTTGGATTGAGTGTGAGGATACGCCGAGATTAATTGATTTTTATAGTGATTTTGGTTTTGAAGTTATCCAAAACTACGAAACAAATAGCGGACTAGTGGTTATGGTTATGAAATTAAAAGAAAACTAATAAGCGAGTATTGAAGTACTTTGTGCTTAATGCAACAAAAGCCTACTTCTCGATTTGAGAGGTAGGCTTATTTTTTGTACTTAAGTATTCAACAAAGTCATCTAACGACAAATTTACAGAATTAGCTAATAGTATCATTGTACCAACTTTTACATTTTTCCAATCATCAGAATTATTCAGTCTCGTTAAACTACTAGCGGTTATTCCTGTTTTTTTACTTATTTGATAGTTACTATTGAAATCAAAATCTTTCTTGAATTGTTCGAACCAATTCACTGCGAATCACTACTTTCTTTTACTTAAAATCCCTACAATCACTAAAACGACAATATAAGTAACCCAATTAATTACATTAAAAATTGTAAGCACTAAACCAACTAAAACGAT